AAGTCCACCACGACACGGTAAAACTGAGTTGTTAATACATTTTGTTATATGGCTTATTTGTAGAAATCCAAACATAAGAATTATGTGGGTAGGTGGTAACGAAGATATTGCTATGAACTCTGTTATGTCTGTAATGGACACATTAGAACAAAATGAAAAACTTAAAGAAGATTTTTGTGGACCTGGTGGTAACTTTAAACCTGCAACTAGAGCAGGTAAAATGTGGTCTAGAAATGGATTTACAGTATCTACAAGAACAGTAGCTGGTATTAAATCTCCAACAATGATTGGTATAGGTCGTGGTGGTAAGATACTTTCTCGTGACTGTGATTTAATTATTGCAGATGACATTGAAGACCACAGTTCTACTATGCAACCTGCATCAAGAGAAAATACAAAAAATTGGTGGACAACTACATTAGGTTCTAGAAAAGAGGAACATACAGCTATGGTGCTTATAGGTTCTAGACAACACCCTGAAGATTTATATTCTTCAATTTTAGAATCAGAAGCTTGGGAAACTATTGTAGAGGAAGCACACGATAGCTTATGTACTATTGCAGAGTTTGAAGAAGAAGAACATACTGATTGTATGTTATGGACAGGTAAAAGAACTTTTAGATGGTTAATGAATAGAAAGCGTGATGCAATGACTACAGGTGGTCTTAAGAACTTTGAAATGGTTTATTTAAATAAAGCTTATGCAGACAGCCTTAGATTGTTTAATCCTGAACAAATAGAAAAATGTTACAACCCTAATATTGCATTAGGTCACATACCAAATGGTGCATACTTAGTAGCAGGACTAGACCCTGCAGCTACAGGATATCAAGCAGGTTTTTTATGGGCAGTAGAAACAAATACTAGTTCTATTAAATTAACAATGGTAGATATGGAAAATCATCAAGGTGGTGGTTTAGATGAAGCGTTTGCATTAATAAAATCCTGGCACGAAAAGTATGGATGTTACCATTGGGTTATAGAAGAAAATGGTTTTCAAAAAGCAATTAGGCAAGACCAAAGAATAAAAGAATACTGTAATGTGCAAGGTATAAAATTAGAAGGTCACGAAACACACAAAAACAAATGGGATGAAAAATTTGGTGTTACTTCTTTAGCACCTATGTTTAATGATGAAATGATAGAGTTACCTTTTTATGATGCTGATGCACAAAGTAAGACTATTACTTTTACTAAACAGTTAGTTTACTTTGCATCCAAAGGTAAAGGTGGAAGAGGTTACAAATCAGATGTTGTTATGGCTAGTTGGTTTCCTATGAAAGTTGTTAGACAGTTGACAAAATTAGTTTATGCTGATATAGGAATAGAGTACACTCCTAGTTTTGACGGCTATAATAGTGTACAATGGAATGAAACACCTTGGAGTTAAATGAAACCACAAGACATTATTGAAAGAGCATCACACTTAAAAAGAATGCACGATGATGCACTTATAGATAGAGCAAGATTTAGAGCAATTTTAAATGGTGGAGAAGATGGTATTAGACAGTTACTTGGTCCTGGATTAGATAATAATGAAGCACATACAATACCAGCACCAAACCTTATGTTATCTGCATTAGATAGACTATCTCAAAAAATTGGTAAAGTACCTAATTTAGATGTACATATTACAAACGCTAGAGATTCTCAAAGAAATAAAGTTAAAAAAGATAAGTTAGAAAGAATTATATCTGCATACGACAATATGCAAAGATTAGAATTACAGTTACCACAAGTAGCTAGATGGTTACCAGGATATGGTTTTGCTGTATGGATAATAACAACAAAGATGGATATGAATGGAAATATGTATCCTTGTGCAGAATTAAGAAACCCTTACGATTGTTTTCCTGGTTATTTTGGAAATACACAACAACCTGATGAACTAGCAATAATACAAAAAATTCCTATAAGAAAACTTGTAGAAATGTATCCTGAGCTTAAATCTTGGTATGAAAGTCAAGATAGTGATAATGAATCATATGATAGTTACAATTTAAATTATACCGATGATGGTAGTTGGGAAAACTCTGATGAAAATGGTGATGTCATATTAGAGTATATGAACATAGAAGGTACATACGTTGTACACGTTGCTTCTAAAAAAATTGTAGATTTTGTACCTAATGCTCTTAAATCAGGTCCAGCATTTGTAGTAGCTAAGAGATTTAGTTTTGATAGATTGCAAGGACAGTTTGACCAAGTAGTTGGACTTATGGCATCTATGGCAAAAATAAATATTTTGTCTGTTATTGCTATGGAAGATGCTGTTTTTACAGAAACAAATATTGTTGGAGAAATAGAATCAGGACAATACAGAAAAGGCAGAAATGCTATTAATTACTTAACACCTGGCTCACAGGTAGTAAAGCCTGTAACTAACCTACCATATCAGTTGTTTGAAGCTGTAGGTAGATTAGAAAGACAGTTAAGAGTAGTGGCTGGATATCCAGTTCAAGACGATGCTATTTCACCTAATTCCTTTGTAACCGGTAGAGGTCTAGAAGAACTGGAATCTGGCGTCAGCCAAATGGTAACTGAATACCATACAATACTTGAATATGCTTTACAAGAAATAGACGCTAAAAGATTAGAGCTAGATGAAGTTTTATTTGGTAATAAAAGAAAACCACTTACAGGAACATACAAAGGTGCAGCATTTTCTGAAAGCTATACACCTAGTTCAGATATAGATAAGAATTATGTAACTAAAAGAAAATATGGTGCTATGGCTTCTTTTGATGCACCTAATAAAATAATTACAGGATTGCAATTAATGCAAGCAGGAATTATAGATAGAGAAACTATGCAACAAGAAATGGATGGTTTAGAAAACTTACAACAGATTAATGAAAGAATTACTAAACAAAAAACAGAAGATATATTGTATCAGATGTTACTGCAACAATCTCAACAAGGAGATAAAGGTGCAATGATGGCTATTGTTGAGATATATAACAATCCAAAAAATATGGGTAGTATTTTAGAAAAATTCTTTAGTGCTAGTGGTGAAGAGCCAAGTCCTGAAGAACAAGCGTTATTACAACAATCTTTGCAACAACAACAAGCAGGTCCACCAAATCTACAAGCAATGTTAGGAGGAGTATAATGCCTGATTATTTTGCAGAATTTGCACGAATAGTAGCTAGAAATTTCCCACAAGAAATTATGGCAGAAGAAACACAAGATAATTTTATACACATACAAGATATGGATTTTGAAGAAATGAGAGAATCAGGTATGCCTGAAACATTTACAGTTGCTTGGATACCTGGACTTGGAAAAATAGACATAGTATTTACACCAGATTTTTAATATGAGTAGAGCAAGAACTAATAAAGCAGATTACAAAGCAGAAGACTATAAAGGTCAAGCTAAAGAATTAGAAACTTTACAGGACTCTGCACCTATGGAAGTAGCAGAAGAATTACCTGTTGTACAAGCTACACCAGCACCTGTACAAAATTTAGGTCAGTTTGTTCAAGATGCAACTAGACCTGAAGAAGACCCTATGATGAGTCCATTAGCAGGTATAGAAGATAGTAGTAGTAGATTTGGTGCTGCTCCTGATGCAGATATGATTTTGCAAGCTATGTATAAAGTTTTACCTAGCAAGGAGATTGCAGCCTTACTAAAGAATTTATAAAATGGCTGAAATAAGATGGTGGTGGCAATCACCTATACAGGATGAGATAGAAGAAACACAACAAAATGCTCGTATAGAGCAAGCTAAAGTTGTTGAGGGTATGATTAATTCTGCTCCACAAACAGCTAATAATCTAAAAGAATTAGTTAACGAACATTTTTATTTGCCTAAAGATGTATTAGTTGGTGCATCATTAATGAATTTAACTGCTGATTCGCCAGAGATAGCAACAATAGTTGAGCGTTGGTTAGATGTAGAAAAGACTTGGTGGGATAGAGTTAAGTCAGTTGGCAGAGGAACAATAAGAACAGCTTTTACTGCATTTGATTCTTTACAAGATGAAATAGTTAAAAAGCCAGTGTTGGCATATCAAAAATATTTAAATCAAAAAAAATATAGAGACAGCCAAGGTATCTTAGGTGCTTCATTGCAATTATTAATTAGCGATGATGCAAGAAAAGAATTAGGTGCTGTTAGAGATAAGCTAGGTCCTTCTGTAGGTAG